TAGCCTGTTCAGCGGATACCGTTATGTCGAAACTTTGGATTCTCGTACTTGCCTCGTCTGCGGCTCATTTGGGGGTAAGGTTTTCAAAGAGATTGAGGACGCGCCAAAACTTCCGATTCACCAAAATTGCCGTTGCCTTCTTACCCCCGTTGTTAAGGGCATGGAAGACTTCGACGATGACGACACGCGGGCAAGCGTTGACGGCCCGGTGTCGGCTAACATGACTTACAGCGACTGGCTGAAAACGCAGCCTGAAAGCGTACAGAGGGACATACTCGGCCCGGCGCGGTTTGAGATGTACCAGCGCGGAGAGCCAATATCGGGGTTTGTTGCTGACGGCAGGGTGATGACGTTGAAGCAACTCATGGAGGCAGATGGAACAAACGGTTTCCAGTGGACGCAGGAAAAAGTCACTGAGCTGGAAAGCACTCTTAGAAAATCAGATGACATATTTTCTAATTTATCTTACGATGAGGCTAAGTCACTTGCAAACGAAATAAGAACGAATTATCCAGATAAAGTTAGATTTGCAAGAGACGTTGAAGATGAGCTGGAACGGCTTGATAGGTCTGAAAAGTTTACACAAATGATACGCGATAATGGTATTGATATTCCAAAGTCTAATATTAAAATTGATGTTAATCAGGATATGTTCAAAGAGCTTATGGCTGATTCTAGAAAATGGATTGAATATGTAAAACAGGCAGGAACTATTGATGATGGTTGGGGCTATGCAGAGAAAGATAATCGTAGAGGAATGGGGCTTATATTTGTAAACGGTGGAGAGTATCGTCCTATCGTCAAACGTGAAATGATTCATGATTTCAAAGGCTACACAGACGTGGGTGACGTAGCGATTGCTCTTAGAAGTAAGCGTTTTGCTGCTGAAAATGTAAGCAAAATTGACGTTCCCGAATTATTAAGAACCGAAAGAAGGGATAGCAGTTGGCTTGTCCAATTAAAGAAAGGAGACTCTATACCACTAACTGGTATTACGTCATTCACGGCAAACGAGAAGCATAACATTCATTACGTCGGACTGTTAAAGTCAGGAGATTTTTGGAGTAAAGGCGATTCGGTTGTAAATTATCACCTTGAGATGAACGACAAAGTGGAGAAAAAAGCAATGTTCCTCCAGTTAGATGACTGCCATCTTGGCAATACTGATTGGTCAAAGTGTTCTGAGGTAGCTTTACAGGGTTCGTCCTACGTGGTTGAAAAAACATCGTATAACGAGCAGAATGATATTTGGGATGTATACGTTAAATTAAAATAAAAGGAGTTGATATGGGTATTTTAACTGATAATGAAATTAAAAAGATTACTTCGCAAATTAGTAACGTATCATCTGGCATAAATTATGTCTCTGTTATGGAAAATGGAAATAATACTATAGTTTATAACAAGCAAGACAAGGTTGTTTATTTTATCGAAAATGATGACTTCGATAAGTGCTATAAAAAACAGCCTTTAGCAGATTTTCAGAAATCCGTTGATGATTTAAAAAAAGACGGCTGGCAGATAATATAGCTCTATCCTATAAATCCACTACGTACAAACACACGAATAGCGTCCCGCGCCCCCATGCCCTAGCATAGAACCATCTCACTAAGAGGCGGTGTGTTGATGGACAAAAACGCGAAAGCCGGGCGGAGGTTTGTACGGCAAGTAATCAAAGCCAGCGGCGACGGCAGCGGCAGTTCCAATCAGGGCGGCGGCTACGTCCTCCCCACCGAAGGCATACCGCGAGGCGACCTTTCCCCCGGCGTAAAGCAAAGCCTCGACCGCGCCGACGCAGCCCCCGGCGCACTGGAAGCGCACGCCGCCAACCTGGAAGCGCACGGCCTCGCCGCGATACGCCAGGACATCGACGACCTCAAGAATTCAGGCACACCCGGCACAGGAAGCGGCTACCAACCCCCGCAGGGCGGCATACCCAAAACAGACCTCTCGCAGGAAGTACAGGGCCTGCTCGCCAAAGCCGAGACAGCGTTACAGGCGGGCGACAAGTTCTCCGGCAGCTACGGCGACCTGACAGACGTTCCCGACAGCTTCTCCCCATCAGCACATACCCACGGCTTCTCTGACCTCTCGCAGCAGGTTCAGGGCTTGCTTGCCCTTGCCGAGTCAGCCGTGCAAAATGAGGGCGATCCCGTGTACCTCGCCGACAAGCCAAGCATCGCCATGAAAGCCGACCTAGAACCGTATGCGACAACCTCCGCGCTGGGCAGCGAAGCGCAGGCAAGGCTCGAAGCAGACGAAGAATTGTCGGACAGGATTGACGAGATAACAGGCAGCGAGTTCTCAGGCGATTACGGCGACTTGCAAAACATACCCGACGCTTTCCCCCCGGCAGCGCATAACCATGTACTCACCGACTTGTCATTGCAGGTGCGTGACTTGCTCGCGCTGGCGGAGACTGCGTTACAGGAAGAGACTGACCCGGAGTACACGAGGGACAAGCCTGACATCGCCATGCTGTCAGATTTGGCGCAGCTTGCGACCACCGCCGCCTTGATTAAAGAAGCGCGGGACAGGACAGATGCCGACAACACCCTGACTGAACAGTTAGAACAAAGAATGACCACAGCACCGCAGGACGGCGAAGTGTACGGCGCGTCCGGCGACACGTGGTATGTCTTGGAAGTAGCCAAACGCGCCGTAATTATGATCAGCGAAGCCCTTGCCGTCACGGAATCCGGTAACGTTATAACCATTGAACAATCAGATTTTGACAGGCTTGACGAATTTACCGTTGATTATAACGGCGCAAGGGTCTTATTTACAAAGGGAAGCCCCATAAACGAGCTTTACGGAGTGGGGGAGAACCGCGCTTATTACAAGTTTGAATTTGACCAGATAAACAGGACGATAACCATAACAAATATGGGAAAGCTGCTCATGGATGGCGATCTGGAAACTGTGCAAACGGATATTGATTCATCAATAGAAAGGCACAATGAAGATCAGGCCGCACATGGTATAGATAAATTATTATTTGCAACACCCGCCGATGTTTATAACGCGCAAATGGCGACGCTCATCCCTGACCGCAAAGCTACAGAAAATATAAACCGTATCAACACAAATAACGGTACATGGATAGCAGACAGGCCGGGATTTGTAAAGTGTTCAGGGAACGGTAATCCGGTGTTCTCGGTAGACGATGAAGTGCAGTTTTCCATAACAGGATCGATTGCGGTTACGCACGTATTTCCTGTCAGGACAGGAGAAACGGTCAAAATATCCGCTTCGTCAGGTATATCATGTTACTTTATCCAGCCCTGCGCTGTCGGACTTCCGACGCTAAGCACGTTTTATCCCGTAGAATAAGGAGCAATGAATGACGCACGTACAAGGAAATAAAAAATCATCGGTGATAAATGATTTACAGTCAAGTTCGGACACCACATACTCAAGCCATAAAATAGACGAACTTTTTACACCGACGACCGAACAAGAAGCCGCTATGAACTCCGGTGCAAACTCGGACGATATTCAAAAACTCCGTGCATTGCGTACAAGAGTTCAGCAAGAAACCATAGACAACGCACAAAACACAGCCATTGAACACAAACTTGACATTGCGCCATTCGGCGCACCACACGCGGTCAACGGCGACCAATTCGTAGAGTTGGTAGGGGCAAATGAACAATTCCTTGCAAACTTTTCTAAACCTGTTGAAGTAACGCCTGTAAGCGAAACTGTCGTGCAACTCGAAGCGGGTACTCTATCCACCGCACACGCGGGGCGTTATTGGCATGAACATAATGGGGCAAGAGTTGTTTGGAATTTGACCGGCGGAAGCGACATACAATATGGAGTTGCGGAGCATGGTATTATCTATAAGTTTGTACTAGATAAAATTGCCGAAACAATAACGATAACGAAAGAAGACACGTTATTTAGGCTGTCAGACGGCAAACAACTTGACTTTGACCCAAGTACGCAAGACATTGATGAGTTTATAGATAATGAATTACGCGGTGTGTATTTTAGAGAAGCAGTGCAAATCAACATAAATGGTAATCTGACGCAAAATGCACGGTTTGACGGTTTTATCGGCGACTTGGAAATCCATATGAATGGTAATAGAGCGTCACATATTGAAATCGCACATGACGGTAACTTTCACTTTGATGGTACGTTTGACTATATCTTTATTGATAATTCTGTTAATGCTGCGAACTTCAACCTACCAATGAACAGCATGAACGGAACTTTGGAAATAGCAAGCGGAACTTATTACTTCGGGAGTGACGCTAAAATTGAAACATTTTGGGGCAACCCAAACGCAACAGTAATTTTAGACCAAGGGTTTAGTATCGGCGGTTGCGAGGGCATGGCAAACGTTGTTATTTATCCTGGCTGGACTGGTACTGTTGACGAGTGGAATCGTTGGATAGTAAAAGAAGACCAACGAAACTTTGCACCGCTTGAAACCTTTAAGCGTAGAGAGTTAGACCCTAACCCAATACAATTACAAAGTATCGAACTAAACACACCCGACCCAAACGGTGTTGTATTAAGGTTTCCTGTTAATGAATTACGAAACAGCAATTTTGCCAAGTTTGTTGTTAGAAACTTACATATGACTGACGTAAATGACCGCGAATATATATTCGACTTTGAAACTGATGTGCTTGTAATCAATAGCACTATTGGTGAGACGACAAGAGTGCTTATCGCGGAAGACTTTGTGAATGGCGGATTTTATTTACTACATACAACGGCAACGGCAAGAGATGACTGGTTTGGACTTTTTATAAGGGTTGTTGATTTGGCACAAGGAACTATTCCAGACTTAAAAGAAACACCTGACGTGAATGGTGCGGTTGCGTTTGCTTTATAAAAGGAGATAATTATGACAGAACATGGAGAATTAGACTTTTTCGACAACCTAATAGACGATGTAAACATCAGCCCAAATAGGGCTTTTTCAAGCAGCCAAACCGAAATTAGATATGCAAAGAAAGAAGACTTGCCTACTGCGACAACAAGCGGTAGTGAGATGTGGGTGCGTATCGGTTGCAAACACCACGCCACACACCCCGAATTGTTTGACATAATCGTTGACCCAGATACCGAAGACTTTATGGAAAAAGCCCTTGAATTTAAGAACAACGTTCGAGATGTTGTCAACATAGAGTTAGGGGCAGGGCTGTTCCGAATATTAAAGACAACTGCCGCAAACGGCGACGCGGGAACAGGAAGCCCGTACGCAGGGTTTGTGGGTGTTATTCGTGGCGTGGGCATGCACCTGTTAGGCGATAACAATCACGACCGTACCGTCATTGAAGTAACCCGGCCTATCGCGTGGTCTTTCAGAGAATACTCACGCTTGACTATTGCTTGTAACAATTATGACGGACAGGCAAGTGACAATATCAGCCCAGCAATCTCGGTCAGTTCAAGACAAATCCACTTTAACAGCGCAAGGTTTTTTGAGAAAGTTTGCTTTTATACAGGCGACATAGTAAATGCAATGACCAACGGCGGCTCTGGCACGGCTCGCGGAATATGGGCATTTAACACTGACCAAAACAATTTTAGGGATTGTTTCTTTTATATTGGATTACCCGATACGCCTACCACTAACACGGAGAGTTATTTCTATGGGAGAACAATCCCTAACTTTAAAAATGCGGCAGCGTATATCATAACTACAAGCCGAACAAACCACGATAATACGCGTGTGAATGTTTATAATTTCAAAACAGAAAGTAGCACGATATTATTTGGTTATCCTGCGTACGGCTTGGGTGAGTTCGGGTTAGTCATTAGCGGCTCAATGACGCAAGCAGTCCGCAACAACGCCAACGCAATAATGCACTTCGGGCTATTCAATAGGTCTATTGCGAATTGCTGGATTAGTGGCACATTTATATTAACAAGAATAGCGGACACCTACAACATTACAGGCGGCAATGCCAGAAAGGGAGGTTTCCGCGTTCAACTCTCCGCAGGGTCAAAGTTCGTTTTACCGCAAGGGCAATACGCAGGCGTCGATTGGGTGATATGTAAGGCTGACCGCACGTCTTCATATTTCAATCAATGGATTGAAGGGTACTACCTTGACTGTTCGGCGGCGGTAATTGACATGAGCGAAAATCCCACACAACCGGCGAACTTTATACTAGACAACTCGTCAGCGACAGTCAATGGTATGGTCTATCGTGCGGTGCCACAGGCGGGGGATTTCGCGGGGACGATAACACCGTTTGCTGCCTTGAATTAGTGGCGAGAAGTCGATACAAAAAAAGAATACCCCCCTTGCAAATACCATAACAACGGAACAAAGTTTTGGGTCGAATACGTGAAGTTATAGCTCATACAAAAAACTTTCATATTTTTTCAAATAATCCTTGACACTCCACGGCATACCGGGTAACGGCATAAAAGCCGTCTTTTTGGCGGGTATCGTAGAAACCTACTACGTACAAACAAACGAATTGCACTAATGAAAATCCTCTCTTATTTTTACCACTGTAGGCACGAAGCATTGGCATTGACCAGCGGTCGGCGCAGAAGCGCTCTTGCCAGTCGCAGGCGGCTTACCTTACCAGCCAGAAGGCGGCGCAGAAGCGCGGTAAGTAACTTGTTTTTCGAGGTTATGTATGGCATTTGACAAAGATTTTTTAGCGCCTTTCTTTCAGGGCATGGAAAAAGCGGACGATGTTATCGGCGCGATTATCGCGGAGCATGAAAAGGTCAATCTCCCGTTGGTCAAGAACCGGGACGATATTTTGACTGAAAAAAAGGGGCTTGAAAAGAAGCTTACGGAAATTCAGGAAAAATACGCCGCCCTTGAAGCGGCCAACAAAGAGATCAACGAGAAACTGGAATCAGGCTTGCCCGACAAGGAAAAGCAGGTTTACCAGAATGAAATTGAAAAGCACAAGGCCAGCATTGCGAAAATCACTGAAGAGTACAATAAGGCAAAGGCCGAGTACGAAGAGAAAATCGGCAATCTGACAAAAGAGAAAACCGATTACATCATCGGCGAGGAATTTACCAAGCTGGTAGACTCGAACGCGGCTATTTTCCCTGACATGAAAGACGGCTTGAAAAAGAGGTTTTTCGCCGATTACCCGAGATCGAGTTTTGAGCCGTTTGATTACAACGGCAAGCAGGAATACATCAGCGGCGGTAAGAAAATGTCCGACTTGTTGAACGACTTTTTCAATACTGCGGAAGGCAAGCGTTACTTGCAGGAGACAAGTAACGGAGGCGGCGCTCCTGGCAGCGGCGGCTCCAAAGGATATGCCGGAAAGAATCCGTGGGCGAAAGACAGCAGAAACCTGACTGAGCAAGGGCGGATACTTCAGGAAAATCCTAACCTGGCCAAAACGCTTATGGCGCAGGCCGGGGCAAATCAAACTTAACAGGAGAATTGTATGCCTGGCACTAAAATTTCGGACGTAATAGTCCCCGAAGTGTTTAACCCTTATGTAATTCAGCGCACGTCTGAATTATCGAGAATACGGAGTTGCGGCATAGCAGCCGTTGTTCCCGGTATTGAAGTCCCGAAAGGCGGTAAAACAATCCAGATGCCGTTTTGGACAGATCTTAAAGGCTCAGGCGATTGGGAAGTCTTATCAGACTCGACACCGCTTACCCCTGGAAAGATTGGCGCGGACAAAGACGTGGCGGTCGTTCTAGCCCGAGGTAAAGCGTGGCAAGCCAACGAACTCGCGGGAGCGTTTGCCGGTTCCGACCCGATGGGCGCTATCGCGGATCAGGTTGCGGATTATGAAGCGTCGCAGGAGCAGAAATTGCTGTTGTCTATTCTGAAAGGCGCATTCGCGTCAATTGGTATGGCAAGTAATACGCTCGATATTTCATCGCTGAGCGGCGATAACGCCGTAATTAACAGCAAGACCATAGTCAAAGCCATTTCCAAGTTGGGCGACGCCGGAGTCAACCTGACCGGTATTTTTACCCATTCCTCGGTAATGTACGACTTGGCAGCGCAGGATATGCTGGATCAGATCATTACCGGCAGAGGCGATACCCAGAATATTCCTGAGTTTGTTTCCTACGGGGGACGCAGAATCGTTGTAGACGACGGAGCGCCGACTGACGGTACAACCTATACGACGTACCTCTTCGGTACGGCGGCTATCGGTTATGCCGAAGGCAATACGCCTACTCCGACAGAAACTGACCGCGACTCGCTGGCAGGCGATGATATTCTCATCCGCCGGAAACACCTTATCATGCATCCCAGAGGCATAAGGTGGAAAGGCACTGCCGCAGGCGTGACCCCGAACAAAACCGAGCTTGAGACCGGGACGAACTGGGAACGCGTGTATGATCCGAAGGCTATCAGGATCGTCAAATTCGTTCACAAGCTCAAGGGGTAATCAATGAGCGCGACAGGATTCCAACGGAGACGTCGGGAGCTGGCTAAGACAAGCTCTGAACCGGATAAAACAGAAAAGAAAGGAGCAATTATGAAAGCGATTATATCGCAGCCTATGAAAGGGAAGCCCGAGGAGCAGATCCGCGCCGAAAGAGCTGACGCAATTAAAATGCTGGAAAAGAAAGGGTATGAGGTAGTCGATACCATATTCCCTGACTTTGAGAATAAGGGAAATGTCCCGTTGAAATTCCTTGCCAAAAGCCTTGAGGCGATTGCCGATGCAGACCTGGTGTACTTCATGCCTGGCTGGAATGACGCACGGGGGTGCAAGATCGAGCATGAGTGCTGCGTCCAGTATGACGTACCGTTTGAGCTGGCAGATGAAACCACTACCAGTACAGCACAAGAACCCAAGAAGGAAGGCGAAGGAAACGGCGACGGCAACACGCCCACGGTTCCTCCAGCAGTCACCGGGCTGGCCGCCCTCAGCAAGGAAGAGCTGCTCGCGTACATCGGCAAAAGAAAGCTGTTCGAGAAGTCATACAAAGACCTTGAGCCGTCCGCGATTATTCCGCTGTTCCTGAAAGCGGTACAGGCGAAGATCGTCGCGGCAAAATTGAGAACAGATATTGAAGCTGCGGCAACGGATGAGAAAGAGCTGCTTGAACTGCTTGACACCCTCAAATAACTGAACAGGTGGAAGCCGTGGCGTTTATAGTCGAGGACGGAACAGGGATTGAAGACAGCAATGCCTACGTTGACAAGCCGTTTGCCGAAAATTATTTGTTCGGTGAACGGCTTGCTCAGTTTAAGGCTTTGTCCGATGACGAGAAAGAAGCGGCTATTATCGCGGGTAGTCAGTTTGTAGATGTGTCTTATGAGTGGAAGGGCACGAGAAGCACCCTTGAACAAGGATTGTCATGGCCGCGTGACGATGTTGACTTTGAAGGGCATGACGTGATCGGCATACCAGCGGCGGTAAAAAAAGCGGCTTGCGAGGCGGCTTATTTATACCTCACCGAAGAAGGCGGGCTATTCAGTAATGAAAATGACAAGGAAGTTGCCCGTGAACGCATAGAGGGAGCTGTCGATATATCCTATGTAAACCCAAAAGACAAAGCAAGAGAAAGTATTACACGGTTCGAGGTGATTGATAAACTCGTGAGGGATTTAATAAAAAAACCAGAACTTGACGGCCCCAGTGTTGGAAGTGCGCCGGTGGTGCGGACGTGAAAAAAGAGCAGATAGGCAATGCCACATATTCAACAGATTGCCTATTTCCATTAACAGGTAATTGGTACGCCGTAAAAGACGGTAATCTAATAGCTCTTAATATGTACTTACGCCATTATTCAGCGCGTCAATATAAAGACGGCAGGGAAAGAAAGCTGTTTTGTGGGCCGGGAGAAAAAATTGTCTTATTGACCATGAACAATGACGCTCTTTTTGTATGGCGAAAGTTTATAGACGACAGCGGTCAGAAGGGGGTTAATTGCGCCGTCTTCCGCAATGAAAGCAAAATACAATCATCGTTACTGATTAAAGAAGCGGTAACTATTTGCCGTAAACGCTGGCCGCAAGAAAGGCTTTATACCTATGTAAACGCAAAGAAAATTAAATCGACAAATCCGGGATATTGTTTTAAGGCTGCCGGCTGGAAAGAATGTGGAAAAACAAAAGGCGGTTTGATAATTTTAGAGTTACTGAATGAACCGGCAAACGAACAGGGCGATTTATTCAGGGGTGTGGCGTGAACTACAAAAAATTGCAAGCCACCGCACAGCGTCTCATAGGCAAAAACGGCACAAAGTGCGTCCTCAATAATCCGAGCGACGCGCCGCCAATTTACAACGCAATCACTAATGAATACGAGAAACAGGAAGAAAAGTTTGACGGCGTGGCTGTGATAAGTGGGTATGAGGACAGCATGATTGACGGCACGACAATAAAGGCAGGCGATCAGAAAATTATCGCGGTATTTATGGGAAAGCCAGTACCGCAACTGTCAACGCTGGACGTGTATGACAAGACGGGGAAATTGAAAGACAGTTACAAAGTGATAAACAGTAACCCGAAGTCTCCGGACGCTACGACTGTCATTGTATATCTGCTCCAATGCAGGAAATGAGGTAATTATGCCCTGGACCGGAAAAGACCCTATTGAGTGGGCTTCCAAAATCAAAGACGCGCCGAGGGAGGCGATAAACGCCTTCGCTTTTGCAGTTTTTAGTCAAGTTGTAATGCACACCCCTGTCGATACAGGGGCTTGCCGGCAGAACTGGTTGGTTTCGCTTAACGCGGAGACAGATGAGTTTGATTCGTCGAAAGGCAAAGGTGGATACGTTTTGTCAAAGGGAGGCAAGGCGATAGAAGCAGCGAAGGGAGATGATACCATAATCATACAAAACAACGCGCCTTATGTAAAGACGCTTGAATATGGCGGTTATCCTAACCCGCCCAAGAAAGGCGGGAAAACGGAAACTGGCCTGCCAAAGACGGTTGGAGGATTTTCCCGACAAGCACCTCACGGGATGGTTGGATTAACCCTTGCCAAAGCAGACCTGTTGTTTGATAAGGCCGTTGAGGCGGTAAAGGGGAAGTTATGAATACTATGACTAAATGTTGGAAACACTTCAAAACGATTGTCAGGCATAAATGGTTTGTGTTTGTTGAGTGCTGCAAAATGGGTATTCCATGGCAAGGGATTGTGCATGACCTGAGTAAATTCAGCTTGGCGGAGTTTGTGCCGTCTGCCAAATACTTTCAAGGCAACAGATCGCCAATAGAGGCCGAGCGAGAAGCTGTTGGATATTCTTACGCGTGGAGACACCATAAAGGGGTCAACAGGCATCATTGGCAATGGTACATTGATAATGACGGAGTAGATGAAAACGGCGTAATTAAGTGGAACCCTGCGCCAATGCCGGACAAATACATAAAAGAAATGTATTGCGACATGGTAGGAGCCGGAAAAGCATACGGCGGCAAAATATCAGTAAAGGATTATTACTTATCAAAACGGCATGAGTGGCTATTGCATCCTGAGACCAAAGCTAAGTTTGAAAGGATGTTGGGGATAATATAAAATGACTGACGTTGTGATCGAAAAGACGCTCACCGAAGCTTTCCTTACGCTTAACGAATTCTCCGGCATTAAGTACATCAACAAAGACGCTGCTGGAAAGCTGCTTAATGTGTTATTGCCCAATGTCTTATTCAAAGAGCCTGATGACAAAAGATATTTTGCTCTCAATTTTTTACCGAACGAGCCTGATCCTGCCGGAATGGGTGTTAATGCCGAAAATCGCTGGGACGGGATTTTTCAAATTGACGTTATGGTTCCTTTGAACGCTGGCGCGGCTGAAACAGAGGCAAAGTATAACTGGATAAGCCAGCTTTTTTCACGCGGTAAATCCTTCGGAGACGTAATGATCCGGCGTACCTACCGCGCAGCGCATGGGGCGGAGCTTACTTTCTATCGGACGGTTATCAGGGTGGAATTCATGGCGACACTGCCAAAGTAATAAAAATAAATATCCTTGACACTTGCTATATATAGTGGCATGATAAAAGCATAATGGAAAACAATGCAAGGAGGCGGAAAATGATATATCGTTCAAGATTTACAGAAGGTTTGAAAAATGGCGAAGATGTTTCATTTGATAAAGGGGAAATGGTAAAATATAAATTACAAGATGGAACAACACTCGACATAATTATTCAATCGGAATTAAGGCGGCATGAGAATGGATGCCTTGGATATGAAGCAATTTTTTCAGATGACAACCAATTAGGTTTTGCCGATTGGAGGCGTATTATTGATTGGCAAGGGAAAGTAGCCTAAATATTATTTACCATTCAATATATGCAAACTTGACAATTTAATATTTATTTGTTATGTTAAAAATACGGAAACCCAGAAAGGTCGGCGGTCGGAGCTGGTGACCCGTTAGGTTAGCATACATGAGGCTAGTGTATGTGTTTGACCCATCGCCCGTTTTTAGAGAATTTTGCCTGATCGGACGCAAAGCGACCAATCAGGCTTTTTTATTTACTACCGTATAAACCCACTACGTATAAATGTACGAATTGCGTGAGCCATACCGAGAAACTATCCTTAAGCAAGAATTTACTTGCAAGGAGTTTATAATGGGTTGGAAAACCGCACCTAATACCAATCTTTACATAACGGAAGCAAACCACGACGGCACATTGCCTGCCAATCCCGCATTACAGGCCCTGCGCTGGGTGTCCAGCTCGCTTGAAGGCAGTTACGAAACCATCCAGAACGACACGAAACTGCCGGGCAGAAACCCGTCTAAGAATTTCAAAGGGACCGATTCAAATGCCGGTGACCTTGTGGCGAACTTCGCGGGTCTTGAGCATGACAAGATGCTAGCGGCTGTATTGTGCAGTGAGGAAGGCTTTGTTAAGAATGACGATCTGTCCGTAGGCGGCGTTGAGGTATACGACATGGTTCCAGGAAACAAGCAGAGGTTTTTTGCATTGTTGAAAGAGTATACGCAGGACCCGAAACTGTACCAGTTGTTTAGGGGGCTGCAATTCAACACCCTCAACATATCATTCACAATCAGCGCCCTTGTAAAGCTCACTTTCGGCTTAATGGGCGCAAACAATCCGGAACTTGAAGACACGCCGCCTGTAAGTATGGGAAACAAGCTCCCCGCCTTCGATACGGAAGAATTTATCACGCTCCAGGGCGCGTGGAAATTCAAAGGCCCGGATGACGCTGCGCCTGTAGAATACATTGACGGCGTGGACATAAAACTTGACATCACAAACAATATGGCCGACCTTAAAGGGTTATTCCAGCCGGAAGCGATTGATAAATCCCTGGGTATGCTGGACATCACCGGGACGATCAACGAGTACGTCAAGGACGGAAAGCTGTACAACCTTGCAAAGAAGGGCGAAGACGGCGAATTGCATATCACCGTATGCAGCGAAAAGAACGGTATCGAATACGAGTTTATTCTGAACATCAGTTTTGACAATTCGACCTTAAGCGGCGATCCCCAGCTTCAATATGCGCTGCCGTTTAAGACTTTTGGCGAAAACAGGTTCCTGATCAGGAAAAAAATAGCGGAGGTATAAGAATGAATTTAGACGGATTAGTAACTCAGGATAAAGCGGAATCCGGCGAGTGGTTTCCCGTGGAACTGTATGGGAAACCAGCAGATTTTGACTTGCTCATTCTCGGCGATGACTCGGACACGGTAACGCGGTTTAACCGTGAAGCGATGAAAAAACTCAAAGGGGCGGTTGCGAAAGAGAAAAATGGCAAGGGCGAAGAATTTGACGATGAAACCATCGATGCCATGTTTGATTCAAACGAAGAATCAGTCCTTGTAAGGATCGCCGGAATAAGGGGCTGGAAGAGGGAAAGGGACAAGAAAGGCAAGGTCGTCAGCGAAACGCCTGAGCCGGTAACGCTTAACGGCAAGGAACTTAAAAACGACAAAGAATCGTTCAAACTTTTAATCACGAAAATTCCGGCTATAAAAGAATTTGTCCTGGGCAAAGCGAGGGATCGCGCCAATTTTTTATCGGGGCCGAGCGGGAATTAGAACGGGCGGTAAAACGCTTCTTTTTCCTGCATGCCGACAGAACGAAGAAGGCTGGGAATGAAATCATCCACTACAACCATGCAGACGAGCGCGAGCGTGTCTTACAGGCCCTGGGGCGCGACAAATGGGAACGGACGGGGCAAGCCGAGACTTTTGGCGACATTCCTCCCCCTCTTGTTTTTGCCGATCTGTTTGCCTGTTTTATTGATCTGTATTACATGTGTCATGACGGCGTTACTTATCGGGACATTGCTGCTTTTACCTCGGCTACTCAGATTAATTTATCTGCGTATGAAGTGTCGCTTATACGCAAGATGTGTTCATGGGCTGCGGGTGAGGTCAACAAAGCCTTCAAGGAGAGCCATTAATGCCTGATATATCCAAGCTTGTAATCGAGGTAGACAGCAAGGGCGTTCTCAAGGCGACCGGGGATCTCGAAGTATTCTCAAAGATAGGGCAGAAGGCCGGCAAGAGCGCGGATGATGTAGCAAACAAAATGGGCGCGTTGCAGCTCATTGCTAACAAACTGCCGGGGCCGCTTAAATCGGTCGCGGCGGGTCTTATGGGAATGGTTTCCCCGTCAACAGCCGTAGTTAGCGTGATTACGGAAGTAGTATCAATGATGATACAGTTCTCAAAAGAGAGCGAAGAAGTATACATAAAACAAGAAGTGAGTCTGGCGCGGCTTGGAGCAGTATTAAACGCGACAGGCGCAAATACATGGACAACCACAAACAGCCTCAAGAATATGGCAGATTCAATCAGGCAAGAAACCGGAAGGTCAACTGATGAAATAATGCGGATGCAATCGGTGCTTCTTGGCTTTACCGGGATAACAGGCGAAAACTTTGAACGCCTTACACGTAACATGGTAAACATGGCTGACGTTATGGGCGGTGATTTGGCAAGCTCCGCTAACACCTTTGGAAGGGCATTAGAAAACCCTGCTGAATCGCTTAATGCACTGACAAGGCAGGGTTTTGTTTTTACAGAAGAGCAGAAACGAATGGTAAGACAGCTTGATGAAGCCGGGCGTATCCAGGAAGCGCAGGTAATTTATCTTGAGGCAATGGAAAGAGCGTTTGGTGACTCTGCAAAAGCAACAAGGGATGCGGCAAAAAGCGTTAATGACTATAAGCAAGCCTTAGAAGATCTTAAATTAGCTCGCGGAGAATTTGAAGCTTCCGGAGGAATGACATGGAGCAGTTTCTGGAGAGAAGCTATGCTTCCTGGTATCGAAGATCTAGCAATGAGATACAGGGAAGAAACTCAAAAACGCAATGATGACAAATTGTACGCAGAACTTAACAAACGCGCTGATGAAGTGGCAAAAAACTATTTACAAACCATAAAAACAGCGGAAGAGTTAGTCGCCATCATTGAAAGCGGAAAGGCGGATATAAATGATCTTTATCGCGCAGTAATGGGTAAAGCCGGGGATGGCAAGAATTGGAACGAGAGCCTGCGTTGGAATGAGGCTTATGTTGCATTAACCAGATACAAAGACGAGTATGAAAGATTACAGGAAGCAAAAAGAAAAGAAGCAGAAAGATTACAAGGTAATAAAAATAATTTTAATGAAAATATAACAAAAATTGAAATAGCTTACGATGACACGTCAGAGGGGAAAGCAGAAAAGCTCAGGAAAGAAATAGTGAAGTGGGAAGATCTTCGTAATAAAATGTGGGAAGTCGATACCGGCGTGTTTGAAGGTCTGATCGACGAAAACAAGCGGAAAATTGACGTAATTATTAGAGGGCTGCAAGAAGGTCTTTCCGGTGTAAAAACAGAGCTTTCTTCCTGGCAGAAAATATTCAAGTCGGCTATGAAAATGTCAGACGAAGACATTAAGCAGGACTGGTTCAAAAGACAGGCTTCATCAATTTCTGAATTTACAAGGATATTATCAACGGCAAACGAACGCGCTAAAATACTCTCTAACACCTTTGGCGCTGATTTGACAAAAAATCTGGAACAAGCAGCCGAGCAATGGGAGCGGCTTGCGAGCGAGATGATAATGTCGGGCGAATGGCAATCAAATAGCGATTTGTTTTTACGAGTTGTTGAATACGCAAGGCAGGCAAGGGAAGCGTTTGGAGAAGCAAGCCTTGACAAGCTTATTTCCGATACTAACCATGAACTTTCGCTTCTGCGTATGACGACATATGAAATGGAAAAACAGAAACTGATAGCTGAGTATAAAGTCGCCAACGAAGAAAAAATTAATAAAATATTGTCAGATCGGATGATGCTCGAAAAAGAACAAGAAAAGATAAACATAATTTCAAGGGTTACAGGATTAAAGGATTCTGAAATCCAGGGCGAAAGCTTTGACAGTCTTTTTTATAAAATATCAACGCGGTTTACTGTCAAGGATTTTGAAGCAAAGATGGATGCGATGATGGGAAGGTCTGATTACGCTGATGAAACAAAAGCGTTATTAAGTGAATGGGAAGATATATTTAAGACGCTAAATAGTTTTGACTTTCGGGGATTGCTTAACGAGCATGACGATGAAGAGTTAGGTAATTTTTTAGGCAATATAGCGCAAAAGATAACAGAAGCCAAAGAAACTCACGGGGAAGCCTATATAGCAAAACTTGTAAATCAACTTGAAGATGCAGGCAAGTCTACATACGAGCTGGCGGTAAAGAGGCTCATGCTTGAACAAAACATAACCAAGGAAACCGCCGAACAAGCGCTGTCAGTCCAGAAACAGATTGACTATATAACCAAAGGGTATGACCTTATGGGCGATATAATGACGCAAATAGATGATGCGCTCAAATCCATCCGTGAAAGCCTAAGTAAGGGAGAGAAAGTAACCGCAGAACAATACAGAAATTACGCGGAGGGAGAATTAGAAAAATCTGCCATGGAAGCTATTGAGGGAACCGATGTCGGGACATTCGTTAAAACTTTGTATGAAACTGGTAGTGCTGAAATTGCGGCAATACAAACGCTTATCGAATCCCTTGTAAAAGTAATAATGAGCATTGAAGGAATAGATCAAATATTAAACCCGTTTACCGCTACGCTTATGGAATTTAAAGACATTTTCAAGTCTATACTGCTTCCGGCACTCGTCGTCTCCAAGGCATTGGTTTTGCTAGGAGAAAGAATAAATTGGCTGCTTAATTTTATAACATTCGGCTACATCAATCAAATGGCAAGGATGTATGACAGCCTCCTTGAGACTAACGATGAAAGACAGAAAGAAGGGGAGAGGCTGCGAGCGCTTAACGAACAATACGCTAAATTATACAGCGCGCTTAAAGAGCAGGAAGAATACTATTTACAGCAGCGCCGTCACTTGAACGCAGAATGGGCTATTGAAAATTATCAGGCTAAAAATGTGAATGACATGATATTAAGCCCCCATGGCGTTTTCAGGACTGACCCTGAGGATTATATTATAGCGACTAAACACCCTGAAAACCTTGCAAACAGCGGCGGCAGCGTGCCTGTATATGTTACTGTAATTAATAATGCCAACTCCACGGTCTCAACACAGGAAAGCACCTCCGCTGACGGCTCGAAAGAAATTATGATAACCGTTGAAGGAATAGTCCAGAACGGGCTTGCGAACGGTAAATTTGACTCCGCGCTGGACGCAGCAGCGTTACGAAGAAGCGGTAAAAGGACGTTTTGATGATAGCGTGGCCGGCATATAACGGGAAACCAATAGGAACAGTGCTTCGCTCTTCTGCGTGGGAATCCTCCCCAGGAATCATTGCCGACAAAACCAGAAGCGGTAAATTCAAGGTGCGGATAAACCACGTCAATACTCCTGATACTTTTTCTGTTGTAATGCACATGACCCTGCCGGAATACCGGGTATTTAAATATTGGTGGAAAAATATATGCCGGAAGGGGTTTTATACTTTCGCTTTCCCCCAGATAGACGACAATACCGGGGTATTGGTCGAATACCAGTTCGCGCCTGATTCGCCTGTTGCCCCGAAGAACACGTCCGGGTATAACCTGGAGGTATCAATGAAATGGATGGAGGCGACATGATTATATCTCCCAGGGTACAGAAAATACTTGCAGCGCAGCGAACCGCAGCTTTCCCATTTTTAATACAAATTATCCATCCTTTGTATCCAGATATGCGCTTCGTCAATTCGGCAGATAATTTAGTATATAACGGAGATATTTATAATGCGGCGTCATTTGCAGTACAGCCGCCTGATGTTGACGGTCCCAAGGTCGGGAATGCGACATTAACCATATCTGCTATAGACCAGTATTGGATACAGAGAATTCGGGAGGCGCAGGTTCCGGCGGAACTGCGGTTTATTGCCGTTATTGCCTATGACGAATCCGGTGTCTCCGGTATAGAGAAACTGGAAGAGAACAGCTTCACGCTCAGGGCGGCGCGGTGGGATGAAATATCGATCTCGTGGGATATGTCTTTCGACGAACGGCAGGCGTACATTATAACGTCAGTAAAATGCACACCGCAGATTGCACCGGGGTGCGCGTAATGATATATGTAAAAGACCTGGTTGGGATACCCTACAAAATCCGAGGGCGGGACGTTAACGGCATGGATTGCTACGGCCTTATCATAGAGGTTTTAAAACGGATCGGTAAAAGCGTTCCTGATGTTTTCTACCCGGACACAGGCATCGAAACCAATAAATCAGTTTTGAACAGCCTTGAAGCTGCCATACCGAATACAAAACTGGAAAAGCCCGAGGAAGGGGCGGTTGTCGAAATACTGGTAATGGGCCAGCCGTCCCATGTTGGCGTATGCCTGGGGGACGGAACTTTTATTCATGCGCTCAAAAAAAACGGCGTTGTAATTGAACCTCTGCACAGATACCGGCATAAAACAAGGGGGTTCTACCGTGTCAACAATTAATCTTTTCCGGAGCGCCCTCGATAACAGCCATGAGGCTATTCATGTATCTGGCACCGTCGCTATCCGGGAAGCGTTGCACGGGGTTGATTTTGAGAACGCTGTAATATCGGTTAACGGTTTTCAGACGGACGAAAACCATATCCTAAGCGGTAATGACATCTGCGCCATACGGCTGTTTCCTAAAGGCGGGAGCGGTGGATGGAACCCTATTGACACGGTTCTGACCGTCGCCGCATTTATAGTAAACCCCGTTTTGGGAGTCATGTATGCGGCTGCAACAGGTATTAGTTATGCGGCCTCGGGTAATACGCTTGGCAGTTGGGCGGCTGAATCCATGATGCCAAACCTGTCCGGCACCTCCGGCGCTCCGAACAGCCAGGAAAGCCTGCTTAACGTCCCTCAGCTCAGGGGCGCGAAAAACCAGTCAAATAAAAACAAGCCTGTCCCGCTTATAATAGGTAGGCACCTGTACACGCCCATGTACATCGGCTCGCCC